CATGTAGTCGAACATGTCTTCGTTGAACGTGCCCCACACGTAGTCCGCAATCTCCCGCGGGTCCGTGATGCCTTTGGCTCGCGCCTCGGCCTCCTTCACCTCCGCGTAGTCGCCCTTCGGCTCGCCCAGGCGATAGCCCCAAGCCTTGATGCTCTGCTTGCCCCTCAGTTTCTCTGGGAGCTTGCCGGCGTCGATGAGGCCCGTGTCCGTCAGCTTGAGGTTTGGAAACATCGTCCGCGCGATGACGAAGGTGTCGCTGATCCTGGCGCCAGGGAGAGCCCCGTGGAGCTTGGTTATCAGCCGCTCGTCATGCTTCTGGATGTTGTGGCCGATGCGCTCCTCGGTCTCGCTGAGCAGTGCAATGGCGTCTTTGATCTGGTGAGGTCGAAACCCGAGGACCTCTTCGGTCTTCAGGTCGATAATTCCGACACAGTGCAGTTTGGTAGCATTCGCAACGAAGCCGTTGCTCTCTGTGTCGTAGAGTAGTCGAGTTATAGCGATGCATCCTCTGTGTCGTCGTGTGGATCGAACTCGGCCAGATCGGCCGCGCTTGCTGGCTCGTAACAGCCCTTCTCAAGGTTCCACTTGAGCAGGTCCGCTTCGCCCGTCTCGCCCGTGATGCGGCACTTGAGAGACCGCAGCTGCGCGAAGGCCTTCTTGGTCTCGTCCTGTTGATTGCGCTCGGCCGCCAGCAGGTTGAAGCTAAGCTGCTCGATGGACGCTGACCCACGCATATCGGTGATGCTGATCTGGTCGCCTTCGTTGTAGTTCTTGCCGCGCTTCAGATGCACCACCGCCAGGATGGCCATGCCTGTCTCCTTGGTGAAGGAGGCCAGCCGGGTCATCAGCAGATCGATGTCCTTACGCTCGTCGTTGCTCTCCAGGCCGGATATTGCGATGCTGATGTGATCGAGCACCCCGAGCTTGCAGCCGCTCGCAGCCATGTAGCCGAGCATGGTCAGCAGACGGTCGCTCGCGATGCTCCCGAAGTGGTCGTAGAACATCATGTTGTCGTGGACGACCGCCGCCAGGGAGGCGTCCCACTGCTCGTCCGTGATGCAGTCCGGGTTGGCGATGAGGTTCTTCAACGGCACGCCCTGGTGCAGGCCCACGTAGGCCTTCACGGAGGTGTCGTTGTCCTCCTCAAGGAAGATGTTGCCGACCTTGACGCCGTGCTCCATCCGCATGTGGTAGGCGATGGCGCGAGCGATGGTGCTCTTGCCGATGCCGGACCCTGCGCAGATGGTGGTGATCTCCCCCTCACGGAGGCCCATCCACATCTCGTTGAGCTTGGGATACGGCAGCGAGTAGCCCCGGCTCTGCCTCTGCTTCATCCGCTCCTTGGTGAACTCTCGCCCCTCTCGGAGCCCATCGGGCCTGTAGGGCGTGCTGTCCCAGAAGGCGCGCACGAGTGACGCGGGGCCCATGGTCTTGTCCATGAGGACCGCGTTGGCGTCCTTCTTCGGCAGGGTCATGATCTTGACCTTGCCCATCGGGAGCAGCTCACAGGCGACCTTGAGGGCCTCCTGTCCAGGCTCGTCGTTGTCGAAGCACAGGATGATGCTGTCGAAGCGGCAGAGCTTCTCGTAGTCGGCGAGGATGGCCTTCTTGGCCGTAGAGGCTCCGTTGGGGAGGCTTCCGGTGGGCCACTTGTTATCGAAGGCCTGCGAGACCGACATGCGGTCTATCTCGCCCTCGGTGATCACCACGGACTTACCCTTGGCGGGCCAGGACCACGAGCCGATGATGCCGGCGTACTTGCTACCGCCGACCCACGCGAACTGCTTGTCCTTGTCGCGGGTCTTCTGGTCGATCAGCCGGCCGTTGTCGTCCTTGATCAGCTGGATGTGGACCTTCTTGCCGCTGTCCGTCTCGCCGATCTGGTAGTCGCACTTCTTGCAGGTCTCCTCGGTGATACCGCGGGCCGTGAGGTCGGCGTAGTGCCCCTTGATGGGGGTGAAGCTCTTCTTCGGCTTCTCTGCGAAGTCGTCGTCTTGTTCTCGCACCTTACCTGCTTGGCTGAAGTTCTTCGGATCGTTACAGCTGAAGCACCAGCTCCCGCTGCCGTCGTCGTATGTCGCAAAAGCGTCAGAGGACGTGCCACATGGGCACGCCCCCTTAGTGCAAGAAGCCATCAGGCCAAAACGTAACGCACGTACCGCACGCCACCATCATCCACGGGGCGCTCGGTGATGATGTCGTAGCCGGCCAGCTTCAGTCGGTAGATGCAGTCGGGCAGATTCACGATGTCATAGACCTTGTCGGCCTTGAGACGCGTGATGTCGCCGTGCTTCTCAAGATGCGCGAGCACCTTGCGGGCCTGGGGCGGCAGCGTCAGATCAGTCGAGAGCGACGGGGCACCAATGGTGAGCGTGTCGTACATGTCGTTACTTCCTCTTTTTGGATTGCTTCAGGTAGGCTTTGATCTCTTCAACCCAGGCATCCGGCATGACCTTCTCGGCCCACTGGAAACCGTGGTCCGTGGCCCATTTGCCGTAGCTGGTCTTGCTCTTCGGGTAGATCGGGGTTGCTGCGCGTGAGAAGATGAAGCGGATGTCCAGCTCGGGGTGTTGTTCCTTGAGCAGGATGAACTTCTGTCTCTCCTTGACCGCTGCGTCCTTGCTGCCGACCATTCGTTTGCCACCGAAGCCCTCGTAGTTGCCGCCGAAGCGGCCCTTGGGCTCAATGATGATCGGGCAGTCGTTGTGCGAGAAGTCTGGGAGGTACTTGGCCTCGCGAGCTGGCACGGTGTAGTGGATGTGCTTACTTTCGTAGCCATACTCCACACCGGCCGCTGCGAACTTCTCCGCGACATCCTTTTCGAGCTTTGAGCGATACTCAGGCTCGATGGTGAGCGCGGGCTTCGACATCAGAACGGAATGTCGTCGTCGAGATCCGTGCTGGTCTGCGGGGCCGAGGTGTCTGCACCATCGTCACCGTCGTCCTCGTAGGAGAAGCCCTCCTCCTCTTGGACATTGAAGCCCTTCTTCTGCAGCTCGATGATCTGCACGAAGTTCATATAGAGGTTGAAGCCGCCACCAAATCCCTCGTAGTACGAGAGGTTGACGTCGACCTTCGCGATGGTGCCACCACCGACCTCGACCTTGGCGCGCGGGATCTCTTTGCCCTTCGCGTCGAGGAGAGCCGGGGGGTACTTCTCGCCGGAGGCGACCTTGAGCGTCAGCTCGCCGGTCTTCTTGTCCTTGTACCAGGGCAGCTTGGCTTCCGGGTGCCCCAGCTCCTTGGCGCCCTTGCGCAACCACGCGTCCACCTTGCGGTGAGCCTCGTCGTCGAACTTGATGCGGGTCTTGAACGTGCGCTTGCCCTTGAAGTCATCCGGCTTGTTGAGCTTCGGGAAGACAAGGGTGCCTTTGGGGAGGGTAGCGTTAATCTTCTTGGTCATGGAAACGTAGTCAGACTTTCAGTAATGCTGTGAGTGCGAGAAGGGTCGCGGCAATTGCGCCCAACAGAACGATGGTGTCCGAAGACACTTAGGAAACCAGCGCCTTGATCTGGCTGGCGACCTTGGTTGCCTTCTCGGCGGCGTAGGTCGCGGTGGCGCTGAGATGCGAGGAGTAAGTCGCATCTGCAAAGTGCCGCTCGGCTTCCTTGACCTTGGCTTCCGCCGCGGCTTCCAGCTTCTCAACGGTGGTGGTGAAGGTCGAGATGATCGCCTCGACGTCGTGCTCGACCGTCTGCTCGACGTTGACGAGGTAGTTCCAGATTTTGGAGAACATCAGTCGTTAGCTCCTATGTGGTGATGGTGACCGGCACGACTTCGTCGCCCGGCTCTAGTGATCGTCGTGCGTCAGCTTCGCGGCTGAAGACACGTGCGAAGCGGAAGTCTGATTTAGCGCTGGCTGTAGAGGTGCCCGCTGCGTAATCGTAGCGGCGTTGTCCAAGCCAGCCGTTAGGGGTCTGCACGACCCAGGCTGTGCGCTTCGGCATCAGACGTTGAAACGGGACACGCAGGTGCCCCAGGTTGATTGCAGGTCACCGCCAGTGCAGATCTTCAGCGGCTTCTTCTTGGTCCCGTGGGGCACGTGGTATCCCCGCGGGTAGTATGAGGTGCAGGACGGGCCCGCGTGTGCGGTCGAAATGAAAACGAGGGCCACCAGGGCCCCCGCGGTTACTCTGCGATGCACGCGAACGCTCCTATGAGGAGCACTGCCGCCATGTAGGCGAGGAA